CGGGTCAGCCTGCCGATCGGACGTAGTGGATGTGTCGGCCGGCGCGCATGACGTTGACGTCGAGCTGGTAGGGCCGGCCCTCGTGGTCGAGCAGGGTGCGGGTCAGCGACAGCGCGGGGTCGGCGGTGGCGACGCCGAGCGCGGCCTGTTCGTCGGGGGTCAGGAAGGCGCGGGCGGGGCCCGCGGTGATGTCCTCGCGGACCTCGGCCGGGGTGTAGCCCAGCTCGCTGAGGAACCGGGCGGCACCGCCGGGGATCTTGGCGGGGTCTGCCAGCACGGTGAGCGAGGCGAGGTTGCCGGGCCAGTACGAGGTGGCGATCTCGACGGGCTGGTCGTCGGCGAGGATGAGCCGCTGGCGGATGACGATCGGCGCGTCGGAGTCCAGCCCCAGGTGGTGGGCGATGTTGACCGGCGCGGGGATGGTCTCGGCGACGAGGATGCGCTGGCTGCCGCGCTGCCCGGTGGCGGCGGCCTCGATCCTCCAGGCGTCACCGGCTGTCTCGGTGAGGTACAGGTCGGAGGTGGTGGTCCACCTCGGCTCTCCCATGATCCGGCGCTCCTCTGCTTGTCCTGCGGCTGACCTTACTGCCTGATTGCTCAACTCTCAGAGACTTGACTGTACTCGTCCTTGCTGCCTAACACATATAGCTGTACGGTTGCCGGCATGACCGCACGAGACTGGTTCCGGGCCGATGCCGCCGTCTGGGGTGAGCGCATCGCCCTCGGCACCGCCGTCGCGCTGACCGCCAAGAGCGAGTACGACCTGGCCGTCATGTCGCACTTCGCCAAGCAGATTGCCTGGCTCTACCCGGTGATGCTCGACGTCTACGTCGTCACGGCGTTTCACAAGCGGCGCAAGGTCGACATGTTCGTTGCACTCGCGCTCATGCTGTTCAGCCAGATCGCCGTGCACCTCGTCCCCGTGTTCATCACCGGCGGCGAGCAGATCCCGTGGGGCCTTGTCATGGCGGTCGCCTGCGTCGCCCCGATCGTCGTCGTCCGCGTGAAGATGCTCACCGGAAAGACGGCGGCCGAGCGGGAGGCGGAAGAGCACGACCGCGCCCGGGCGGAAGAGGTCGTCCGGCTCCGCGCCGAGGTCGCCGACGCCAACCGGAAGGCGGCGGAAGAGGCCGCCGCGCGGCGGGCGGAAGAGGTCGCCCGGAAGAGCGCCGAGGAGCGCGCCCAGGCGGAACGCACTGCACGCGAGGTAGCGGAAGCGGAAGCCGCCCGGGACGCGGAAGAGCGGGCGGAAGAGAACCGGAAGAGCCAGGCGGAAATCGCTCGCCTCACCCGGCACGCCGAGGAGGTCCAGGCATCCGCCCGCGACGCCCGCGCCCAGGCCGCCGCCGCATCCGAAGAGGCCGCCCGCACGATCGGTCAGCTCACCGAGGCGCGGGACGCCGCCGACCGCGCTGCCGCAGGTCGCGCCGCCGCCGAGCAGCACGCCGCCGCTGTGGAGATGGCCCGCGAGTCGGTCGTCGAGGAGCTGAACCGGGTGCGCGCCGCGCACGACCGGCTCGCCCGGAAGGCGGCGGAAGAGGGTACGCGGAAGGTGACCCGGAAGAACGGGCGGAAGAGCGTCGGCTCTTCCGGGTCCGCAACCCGGAAGGAACTGGCCGCCGAGCCGGCCGCTCTTCCGGTCCTGGATGCGGAAGAGGTGCCCGCTGTTCCGGGTGTCTCTGCCGCCCTGACCGCCCGCGTCCTGGCCGCGATGGAGGCCGAGCCGGACGCCGCCCAGGCCCGGATCGCCGAGCTGGCGCGGACCACCGACCGGACCGTGCGAACGGTCATGCGGCACCTGACCACCGTCACCGAAGAGACCACCGACCGCGCTGCGGTCTGACCGGAAGGAATCGTCGTGGACCAGTTGACCCAGGCAATCACCGACGTGCGCACCGAGCTGGGCCGCGTCGACGCCAAGGCGTTCGGGCTCCTCGCCCTCGCCGGGACCGCCCTGTCCGCCGGCCTCGCCGTCATCGCCAGCGGCCAGCTCCACGGCCCCGCCCGCGCCACCGGCACCGTCGCCGGCGTGCTGGTCGTGGCCAGCGTCGCCGCGCTCGCCGACGCGATCCGGCCCCGCCTCGCCGGCCGGTACGGGTTCATGGCCTGGGCGCAGGCAAGGAGCGCCGCCGACGTCCTCACCTACTTCGGTGCCGGCGACCACGAGCGCCAGGCGTACGAGCTGCGCGCCCTGTCCCGCAGCGTCCGCAGCAAGTACCGGCGCATCCAGCTCGGCCTGGCGCTGCTCGGCGGCGGCGTGGTCGCCGCGATCGTCACCGCCTACCTGCACGCCCAGTCCTGATCACGCGGGGCCCGGCCCACGCCTGGACAGCCCGGCCGGGCCCCGCACCCCCCCACAAAGGAGGAACACCATCATGACCGCCCTGTACCGGGTCGCCGGCACGCTGCCGCCCGACTCGCCGCTGCGCCGGCTCGCCGGACGCACCATCACCCTGCCCGCCCGCACCCAGGACGACGCCGACCGACGCGCCGATGAGCTGCGCCAGGCCGGGGCGGTGCCGGTCGTCTGGTCCCTGCGGCCCGTGCCGTGGACGCCGATCGCGCTCGGTCTCGCCGCCGTGGTCCTCGGCGCGCTGGCCGCCGCGATCACCGCGATCCTCAACGGCCACGAGCTGCTCGCCGGGGTCTCGGCCGCCGCAATGCTCGTCGCCGGCCTGGCCCTGTTCCCCGCCCTGGCGCACCTGGAGATGGACCGCTGATGCCCGCCCAGACCTACCGGCTCCGCGTCTACGACGGCGCGTACGAGGTCCTGCACAAGCGGCGCTACGTCGTCACCCTCGACCTGGAGTACCCCGGCCTCGACGGCGTCCTCAGCCAGCACCTCCAACAGCTCACCCGCGAGGCGCTCGCCGCCAACGAGCCGATGGACTCGCCGCGCCTCGAGGTGTGCGACCCGCGCACCGGGACGGTGCTGCTCGACTGGTCGGGGGCCTGATGCTGACCACGACCCACACCATGTCCCCGACCGGGGTGGTCATCGTGCTGCTTCTGGCCGTCATCGTCGACTACATGTCCATCGGGCCGAACTCGTTGCGGGACAGGCTCGCGTTCCTGCTGGCCGTCCCGGCGATCCGGGAAGGCTTCGACGGCTCGCCCTTGGACCAGGCCACCGTCGGCGCCCTGCGAGACGTCATCCAGGCGCTGCTCGACTCGGCCGGCGACGCCTACATCGCCGGCGCGAGCATCAACGCCGTCATCGGGTTCCTCATCGCCCTGCTCTGGATCTTCGCGATCGGGTGCCTGCTGCCAGTGAAGTCCAGCAAGAAGCTCGGCAGGTTCGCCACGCTGAGCTGGCCGCAGTCCCCCCTCTACCGGCTCAACGCCAAGATGTGGCTGGTCGCCATCCCCCTCGGGCTGATGTCCGACCTCCCCGAGGGGCTGATCGGCGACATCACCCGCATGCTCCTCGACGTCACCACGAAGCTCATCGTCCCGCTGCCCGCCCTCCTGTTCGGAGCTGCCTGATGCTGACCACCATCACGCTCGCCGCCGCCGACGAGCCCACCCGGGGTTGGGGCGGCCCCATCGCCCTGGCCATCGTCGCTGCTGCCTACATCGCCGGGGCGACCCTGCACGACTGGTGGCGGCGCACCCGGCAGGACCCCTCCCCCACCGGGGATGGTGACACCGAATCTGGTGTCAAACCGCAGGTCACGCAGGTGTCTGACACCTCTGACACCGACCGTGACACCGGATGGTGGGGGCGGATCGTGGAGGTCGGCGGGCGCCGCGTCCGTACGGCCGACGGGCCCGAGCCGACCCGGGACACGGACGTGGACCTCGACCTGGACGGCGACGACGCCGAGGACGAGGAAGACGAGGCGGAGAGCATTGAGGACGTGATCGGCAAGATGCTCGACCGCGGCCACCCGTACGCCGAGATCGTGCGTTCGATCATGGAGGAGTTCGAGGTGTCCGAGGCGACCGCCAAGAGACGGATCCGGGACGTCCGAGCGGAGCGGATCGCTGCGGCGAGCTGACCCCCTGGACGCACGAAAGCGCCCCGCCGGCCGGAGCCGCGCGGGGCGCGTCGCTGTGCGGGGGAGGGGCTACTCGGCGGTCAGGCCGGCGGCGCGGCAGATCCGGCGCACCTGCTCACGGGTGTACCCGGAGGCCCGGACGATGTCGGTCTGCCGGGTGCCGGCGCTGGCGGCCTCCACGATGGCGTCGGCCAGCTCGGTGCGGGCGGCTGCGAGCGCGTCCTTGGCCTGCTGGTGGGCGTGGGCGGCGGTGTCGAGTCTGGTCACCCGGCGATCGTGCCACACGCGGCGAGGCCATACAAGGTGGCCAATCCGTGTTGCATCACGCCACATCGGTATGCCACACTAGGTGGCATAGGGAGCGACACCACCCCGAGGGAGCAGAGATGACCGCCACCGAGATCCGCACCGCCGCCCGCCAGATGGTCCTCCAGGGCCACGCCCCCAACCTCGCCACCGCCCACGCCCGCATCGTCGCTGCCGAGGCCACCGCTGCCGCCGACGCCTGGCGGGCCGGCCTCCCCGCCGAGGACCGCTGACCCCAGACGCACGACGGCCCCGACCTCCACCAGGGAGGCCGGGGCCGCAGTCGTCGCCATCGACTGGCCGCACCCTCTGTCCGCCGCGCTAACGCCCGCGCCGGCATCCTGGCGCGATGACCAACGCAGAGACGATCGCCTACGGCGTAGCCCTCCTGACCCTCGCCCACCGTCGCGACATCGATCGGCTCCGCGCCCTCGCCGCCCAGCGGAACCCCGACGCCGTGATCGACGCCCTCACAGCCGCCGGGGTCGGCCTGGCCGAGCTGGCCGCGGACGCCCGAGGTGAGTCGGTGGGCGGGGTGCTTGGGCTGCTCGGCATGGCAGCCCTGGCCGAAAACGACCGGGGCTGACCCCGGACACGACGAAGCGCCCCGCCTCCCACCAGGGCGAGCGGGGCGCTGTCGTAGCTGGACGATGCCGGCACGGGGGAGCCGGCACCGCGACGGGGAGCCTACCGGGCTGGTACGACCGGATCCTTGCTGGTGACGCCGTTGCCGGACATCGCCGGGGCCACGGCCACCCCCGCCGCCGTCAGGCCGGCCAGGACCAGCACGATCCACTCCCCGGCGTCCAGACCACCCAGCACCGCCGTGGCGAGCGCCTGGAGCACCGCGAGGACCACCGCCACGGCGGTCTTCGCCCACCGGTACTGCGGGGCCAGCGGGACGAGGTACACGCCGATGGCGGTCGCCGCGGCGATGCCGATCTGCACGACCTCCTCCGGCTCGATGCGGCTGTCGCCGCCGAGGGCGGCGTACGCGGCGACGAGGATCGCGCCCAGGACCGCCGCGAGTGCCTTGCCGTACTGCTGCATGGATGCCTCCGTGGGCATGACGAGCCCGGACCACCCTGGCCCGAGACTAGGAAGGTGCTTTCCCGCGTCAGGGGGTCAGCTTGGGCAGTAGCCCGACCGCGAGCGCGGCCAGGGCCACGAGCAGGGACGCGGCGGGCAGCGGCCACCGCGCCGATTCCAGGGCACGCAGCCGCGACTCGTGGTCGATGACCTGCGCGGGCACCGGCGTGAGCAGTCGCAGCTGCTCGTCGTGCCCGTCGACGGTCCGTTCGATGTCGGCGTGCTGGTCGGTCAGCCGCTCCACGGCGGTGCCGACGCGGACGACCGCGTCGTAGATCTCCCGCGCGCCGATCTGCACGGGGCCGAGCGGGTCCGTCACGGCGCACTGCCCCCGGCGGCGAGCCGCGCGGTCAGCTCGTCGACGACCTGCCGAGCCATGTCCGGCGGCACCGCCGCAGCGATCGCCTCCGGGGTGAGGCCGGCCGCCGTCAGCGCCTCAGCGAGCCGCTGCGGGGACAGCCCGGCAAGCACCCCGGCGACGATGGCCGGCTCGTCCGTCCAGTCCATCCCCGCGAGGGTGGTGACACCGGCGGACACGCTGTCCAACCGGGCCATGACGTAGTCGAGCTTCGCCACCAGGCTGTTGCCGACCTTCGCCGCACCAGACCCATCGGGGTCGACGGCGCGGCCCATGCTAGGGCCGCCATAGAAGGTGCCCAGGTAGACCTGGTGGATCTCGTTCTCGGCCTTTTCGCTCATGTCGTCCTCCGGTGTCGAGGGGCTGATCAGCCCGATCTCGCTCAGGTAGCGACGGAACAGCGGGGTCTGGTCCCGGCCCGCCTTGGTCGAGTCGCGGAAGAAGCTGAAGTGCGTGTGCCACAGGTGGGAGCTGTCGCCGCTGCTGCGCTTGCCGAGCCGGTCCCACCGCTTGACCGTCTTCCCGTCGGGGGAATAGATGATCTCCCTGATATCCCGCGTGTCAGCCGCGCCGGCGACGCACTGCTGCACGCACCAGACGGAAAACGTCCGCAGGTCATGCGTACGGCCGTCCACCCGGACGCTGAAGCTGCCGACGTCCAGGCCGGACGCGTCGAGGGTCAGCCCGGCCCGGTCACGCGAGGACTCCACCACCGAGTAGTCACCGGCCACCACCCGGTCAGAGCCGCAGTGGTAGCCGCCCCAATGGTCGGCGTCGCCCACGATGCCGACCTCCGCCGACTCCAGGTCCTGTGAGCGCGAGGTCTTGGGGTCGATGTCCAGGTGGGTCAGCAGTAGCCGGCGCACGTCCTGGAGGTTCTGCGGCGCCCGGGTCATGGCACCAACCTCATCCAGGTGACCGACATCGACGCCGCGGCCGAACCCGTCACCGTGTTCAGGGCCCCACCGGACGTCTGAAACGCGCCCAGCTCCACGTAGTCCCCCTCCGCCAGGGAGACGGTGATCTGCCGGGCGGGCACCCGGGTCGACGTCGACGCCGTGGTGACGGCCTGGAGCATCACGTCGGAGCCGTCGATCACGGCACCGTTGAGCAGCCACGCCACGCCCCGCACCCCAGTCGCGGAGACCGCGAACCCGCACCCGCCGCCGAGCAGGTATATGCCGGGATATCTGACGGTGTAGCGGGAGGTGTTGCTGCTGGTCGAGTGGCCACCCACGCCATCCGGGTCGTCGTCGAACACCTCGGAGCCGAACGTCACCGGGGTGAAGCTCCCGCCGGTGGGGATGGACTGCGCCGCGGTCTGCCTCAGCATGGCCGCCGGACGGTCCATCAGGAACCGGATCGGGTCCCGCAGGTAGGCGTTGAGGTTGGTGCTGTCCAGCGCGTCGACGTTGTTGGTCCAGGCCGACTTGGTTTCCGGCACGGCCGGCATGAGCAGCTCCTAGTAGGCGATGATGGCGGAGGCGGAGACGAGGTCGCCGACCATGGGGCACGCCGGTGGGTCGCCGACGGCCGGCCCCAGCAGCGGTGACGTGTTGAACTGGATCACCCGGCGGGCACCCGGCCCGATGGTGTGCTGAATGCCCTGCACGATCAGGTGCCCGACATCGTCCGGGCTGCCCGCCGGCAGGTCGGTGATTTCGATCCGGTCTCCGACGTGCAACCCCAGCAGCGCCTGCCGCTCCGCCGTGGTGCGGCGCAGCATGCTGATGCGGATACTCGGGCACCTCGTCCGCGGCTGGCCATGCGCGGCCAGTGCCCACGCGGCCAGATTGGCCGGGTCGGCGTCGACGGCGGTGTCCAGCTCGTGCGACTGGGCGGTGACCCCGTAGCGCTGCGCCAGGTCCCGATCGGCGCGGCGGACACTACCGGCACGCGTGCGGGTCACCGTGACCTCGGTGGCCGGCTTGTCGGGCCGGTACCGCAACCCCCGGTAGCCGACCCAGGCGAACGGGATCTCCATCGCGACGGCCTGGTTGTACCGCTGCGCCCGGGGCACCGCCGTGATCAGCCCAGGCCCGTCGGTGACCAGCAGGTCCTGGCCGGTGGTGGCAGCGGCACGCAGAGCCTGCGCCGGCGTGACCCCAGCCAGGCGGGCCGCCTGCATCGGTGTGGAGCACGCGGCGGAGACGTCAACCTCCGCCGCCGGCACGCCCGCGTACCCGGCGAGGGTCACGATCCGCTCAGCCACAGTCTGCCGGTGCAGGCCCCGGTAGCCATGCTCGTACTGCTCCAGGTGCATGTCATAGGTCATCGCGTCCGGTCCCACCCGGATCTGGAGCTGCCCCATGGCGCCCTGGTAGATGCTGCCGATCGTCAGCCGGCTCATCGTCCACGCACCCGGGGCGACCGGGGCAGTGGCCGAGCCAGTCACGTCCGCCCCAGACCACAGCTCCACCAGGCCCGTCGAGCTGTGAACACGCATGGTGATCAGCCGCCACGCGTCCCGCTCCAGCCGGTGGCCGGTGACCACGGCGGTGTCGACGCCGGCCCGCCACGTCAACTGGAGGGACCCCGCCACGGTGTCGTCGCCAAGGATGATGCCACCGCCGGAGGCGTCGAGGATGCTCAGCACGGCGTAGCTGCCCGGGTAGCCATTAGGGTCAGCCTCGGCGCGCACCCACATGGACACGGCGACCACGTCGGTGGCGCCCACAGGCACGTCGATGGTCGCCGACAGCCGGGCGCGGGCGAGGAACGCGGCGCCGTCGGTGATGCCCTGCCAGCGGGCATAGGACTGGTCATCGCCCGGCGGCCCGTCCTGCCCACCAGCGGCAATCAGGTCCTCCGGATCGGCCGCCACCGTAACGTCGAACCCTACGACGGACCTGGCCGTGACCGCTGTCGTGATCGCCGACGCGTACGGGTACGTGTCCGACAGGGGGAAATGCTCCACCAGGTCGCCGGTGGAACGCACCTGCTCGACGAGGGTGCCCTCGTAGACGGGTGCCGAGTCGAGGCGGCCCATCCGGTCGATGGCCGACACGGTCACCGGCTGGGAGCCGCGCGGATCGACGATCGGCATGTCCGGGATCTCTAGAAACCCGGTGCCGAGCGGGAACTCGGCACCGGCGACGGTTTCGGTGACGTCGACCCGACGGCCCTGCTCCCAGCGCCCCGCATACGGAGAGTCGGAGTTGCCCGGTGTGAACAGGCCGTCAGGGTTGCGGAGAGCCCAGCTCATCTCGGTCGGCTGGATCTCTGCTGACTCGTTCTGCCGCCCGACGGAGATGGTCACGGCCTGGCCGCCCTCGCCGTAGTGGACCCGGTCGGTGATGTCCGTCCACACCGGTACGGGGTCGTCCGGGTCGCTGTCGAGGGCGACCCGGACACGGATGTCGGGGTCCCGGATGTCGGCCATGGAGCTCCTTACGTGGGGGTGATGCCGAGGTACGCGCCGACGGACCGGCCGCGCAGGGTCGCGGCGTCAACGATCTGGTCGCGGATGACCCGGCCGTCGGGCCACTGGAGGATGACCCGCAGGGTGCCGGAGACGCCGCCGCCTTGGGCGCCGCCAGTGAGGGGTTGGACGGTCGCGCCACGGCCGAGGTGCACCAGCTCCGGGCCACGCTCGCCGACCACAGCCATGCCCGCGTCGAGGATGTGCCCACCCTTCGCCAGGTACGGGATGTTCGGGGTGGCCAGGGTGACGCTCGGGATGTCCATGCCGAGCACCGACCCGCCGCCGAGGGTCAGCGAGAAACTATTCCATTTGCCGATCATCCAGTTGATTGCCGACCGGAATGCGTCCTTGAGGCCGTCGAACATCCCGCGCGCCTTGGCCCGAATGCGGGCCGGCAGGCCACCGATGTAGTCGACGAATTCGGAAACCTTGGCGGTCACCCATTTCCACGCGTCAGCGATACCACCGAAGACGGCCGACCAGAACCCAGTGAACAGCCTCCACCAGCCCTGGAACAGGCCGACAAAGAAGTCGCCGATTGCGCCCCAGAAGCCGCTGAACAGCTCCCACCAGCCCACAGCCAAGGCAACGACAGTCTCGAAGAGCCACGTCCAGCCGCCCACGATCCAGTCCACCGCCCACTGGAAGGCGGTGACGATTCCTTCCCAAACGGCTTTCCAGAAATTGCGGAATCCCTCGAATTTGAGCCACAACCCGACGATGATCGCGATCAGGCCGATGACGGCAAGGATGATCAATCCGACCGGGTTCAGCATCATCGCCACGTTGAGGGCGATCTGCGCCGCGGCCCACAGCTTGGTGCCCAGCACGATCAGGCCGATAATGCCGGCAAGCAGGCCGAGCCCGGTCGCGAGCGGGCCCACCCAGCCCGAGTTGCGGCTGAGCCAGCCGAAGGTGGCCTCGATCATGGGGATGGCCTCGGCGAGCTTGTCCACCAGGGCGGCCTGCGCCTGCCGCTTGAACGCCTCCAGCTTCTGCGACGCGCTTTTCTCCAGCGCCTCGCCGGCCTTGTCGCTGGCCCCCGCTACGCCACCGAGCCCGTCGCCTGCGGCCTTCATGTTCCGCAGAAATTCGGGGATGTCGGAGACGTTGAGGTCTTCCAGTGGGGTGCCGAACAGGGCAATGGCGGTGTTGGCCTGCTTCGTCGGGTCCTTGATGGACAGCAGGCCGGAGATGATCTGCTGGAAGGCCCCCTGGGCAGTCTTTCCGCCTTTGAGGATCTTGTTGGACATTGCCTCGGCGTCCAAGCCGATCGCCTTGTACGCCGCTACCGAGCCGGACGACATGTCGGTGGCCCGGATGGTGAACTCCTTCAGGGCGTCGCCGGCCTTGTCGATCCCGTACTGGCCCTTCTCGCTCGCCTCGACCAGCAGCGCGAACGCCTGCTCACCGTTGAAGCCCAGCGACCGGAAGAACTGGCCGTACTCGTTGCCGGCCTCCAGCACGTCTTCCCGAAGTGCGGCCGGCACCCGGGCCGACGCCGCGGCGATCAGGTCCATAGCGTGGTCGGCGTTCTTCGCCAGCCCTGACCCGATGAGGGTGGAGGCGTACTGGGCGGCCGTGGCGACGTCGGTGCCCCACGCGGTCGCGTAGGCATGCACCTTGACGGTCATCCGCTCGATCGCGCCGGCGTCGTCCACCTTCGCCAGGTGGGATGAGACGACCGCCTGCGCGGCCTCCATCGCCTGCCCGGCGGAGTCCCCGAAGCCGCGGGCGTACACCCTGCCGGCGGCCTCGCCGATCGTCTGCGCCAGCACCGGATCACCGACTTGCGCGGCCAACTTGGCCCGCGCCTTGTCCAGCTCCAAGCCTTGGAGCAGGCCAGCCCCGATGCCGGCGGCCAGCGCGGCGCCAACCACCGGCCCGTACTCGCGGGCGCGCTGGCCGGCCTGCTCCAGCTTGCCCCGGGCGGCTCTGATCGTTCGGTCGAGGGCGGTGTCGTCGGCCTTCAGGTAGGCGACCAGTTCGCCAAGCTTCAGCGCCACGGATGCCCCCTGTCGGATGTTGGATTGCGGACCGTCGGGGCCCTGGATAGGTCGATACCGTGCCCCGGTCATCCCCCGTTTCAGGAGGCACGAGTGAAGGCACGGCAAGCAGCAGTGGCGATGGCAGTGATCGCGCTGGCGGGCTGCGGCAGCAGCGGGGAGTCGCCGGAGGCAGCTCCGACGACGCCAGGGGGTCTCAGTTCCGAGGCGATCGAGAAGGCCGAGAAGGCAGCCGGCATCCCGCCGAAGCCGGATCAGAAGACGGCGGACGCCTATCTCGCCGCGCTACGGAAAATCGACCCTGAGATTGTGGGCGACAAGGACCCCGACCGGATCATCGATCGAGGCCGTGACCAGTGCACCACCATCAGGGAGTGGCCAGACGACGAGGCGAAGGTGATCAAGTTCGTCAACACGCGGTTTACCAGCCCGGACCATCCGGACGGCTTCGGCACCGCGAAGGCAAAGAAGATCAACGAGGTGGTGCACCGGCACCTCTGTCCCACCTACTGACGCGGCATCCCTGGGATGCCGGGCATCTCCGGCTCGGGTGCGAGCGCCCGGTGTAGCCGGGTGTCCGCCGACAGGAGCCCGGTGATCCGGACCTCCAGCCACCGCCAGGACCGGGCCCGCATCAGGGCTCGGTCTTCCACGTCCACCCCGTACACGTCGTGCAGGTCGGCCTCGACCAGGGCCCAGCGGGTCAGGATCTCCGCCCACGAGACCCGCGTCCCCCGCCGCTCCTCGCGGACCTCGGGCGGGAACTCGTACCACTCGTAGAGGCCGGTGACGGGGTCGCGGTCGCCTCGGCCGTACTGGTCTTCCTCTGGGCGGCCCGGCGGTCCGCTCGGTTCGCCGGGCCCGCCGCTTCCGGGCGGCCCCCAGACCGCCACCACCGGGCGGCGGCGTCCTCACCAGCCACGATCCACAAGTAGGCCGTCACCCCGCAGTACTCGACGTAGGGGTCCGGCACCTGGTCGGCCACCATCTGGCCGTACACGTCGCCCAGCACCCGCTGCGCCAGGGTCAGCTCACTGCCACCAGGCAGCTCAGGCAGCGCCTCGATCCGGTCGGCGGCGGCCCGGATCTCCTCCTCCGTACTCGCGGCGTGAACCTGCCCGGTGACCTGGGCCACCAGCCGGCACCACAGTCCGAGCTCGGCTGTGGCGAGGGGGACGGCGTACTCCCGTCCCCGCACGGTGAGCGTCAGCCCGGGCGCGAAGTACTCGGTGAGGTCGTCGAGGCGGGTGGACACTACGCGCCCGGGTTGGTGATGCTGGTGCGGGCGCCCTGGCCGTGCAGCACCACGGCGACCACGTCCCTGGCGCCCGGGTTGCCGCCTTCCGGGGACCAGTCGACCAGGGCGTATCCCTCGTAGTTCGCCCCGTCGAGGCCGTTGCGGTCGTACCAGCGGATGTGGACCTCGCCGTCCTGGGTGTCGTTGGCCTCCGCCGCAGCGCGTAGCGCCTCCTGGACGGGATTCCAGGTGATCCCGTCGGAGCCCGTCCGGTGGATGATCTTGAGTTCGATGCCCCAGCTGTAGCCGGTGACGGCCCGGCGCATCGCGCCCTCGTCCTCGTAGGTCTCGTCATCCTCACGCCGGGCCGAGTAGGTCGGCTTGAACTCCTCGACCCCGATGAGGGTGTCCCAGTCGGGGCTGCCCGGGGTGGCCATGTTGAGCTGGAGCCGGTAGCGGCGGGCCAGTGCGGTGACGTCGTCGGTAGCTGCCATGGTGTCGTCTCCCGCAGATCAGGCGCTGGCGCCGATGATGACGATGTCGTAGGTCACGCTGGAGCCGGCACCGGAGTTGGTGACGGTCAGCAGGTCGCCGGTCCCGGCGGTCACCGCGACCCCCGTCGCGTCCGTCGCCGCCCAGGCGAACGCACCACCTGGGCGAACCGGCACGCCGTCGCCGGCCGCCAGGAACAGCGGGACACCGTTGGTGCCCTCCCGGATCACGTTGACGTTGTTCGTGTTCCCAGCCGCGGCAGCAACCACGACGGCCTTGATGCGGGCGAAGGTGAGTGTCGCCCCGAAGGCGTCGGTGAGCACTCCGGCCAGGTCGAGGTTCTCGGTGCCGGATGCGGCGAGGGTGCGTGTGTCCTGCCAGATCAGATCGGCCTGGTTGGCGCCGGTTCCGTTCGTGAGCCGGATGGTCTTGGCGAGCGAGGCGGTCGAGGTCTTCGAGCCGAGGTCGATGCTGCCCGTCAGGGTGGCCGCGACCGAGACGGCAATCTTGCTGGAGAGGCTCATCGGTTGCCCTCCCGGGGCTAGTCGGTGTTGTTGCTGGTCGGACGCATGGTGTCGAAGTAGTAGTTCTCGGACCTGCTCCACCTGCCGTTGGAGTCGTCGCCGAGCGACGTGTAGCTCTGTCGCCAGATCTGCACCACGGCGATGCCGTCGAGGGTCAGCCGCGTGGCCCCGTCGAGCAGCTCGTACACGGCGTCGGCCAGGTCGTCGCAGTCGCGCGGGTCCGTGCCGGCGCGTACCCGGATCTGCACGCCGAGCTGGTGATCGGCTACGCCCGGGCTGGCTGAGCCGACCGGGTATGCGGCGAGGGTGATCAGCCGGTCTGGGGTCTGCGGCACGGCCCGGATGACGATGCCGGTGTCGCCTGGGCCGTACGTGCCGCTGGGCGACCAGTCGCCGATGCCGGCGGCGGCGAGGTGCTCGGCCAGGCCGGTCAGCAGCCGGGATGTCCATCCGTCGCCGGTGGCCACGTCAGCCTCCCAGCGGCCGGCGGCTGGCGCGGGCGATCAGGGCCAGCATCACGTCCTGCTCGGTCGACATGGGTTCCTCCAGGTACTTGGCCTGCCGGCCCTCGTCGTGCCGCAGCGTCATGTCCTCGTGCTGCTTGACGGCGTACGGGCGGTCGTACGACACCGCGACGGTCCCGGACGCCCGATCGGCGGTCACCTCCGCGGACCGCTCCAGGTCGCCCTCCTCGTGCGGAGCGAGCCCACTGGACACCTGGAGCAGGTGTTCGGCGGCCAGCATCAGGCCATCCATGCTGGCGTCGGCCAGTGCGGCGAGCACCTGCTCCCCGTCCCAGTGGAGGCGGAAGTCGTCGGCCATGCGTCACTCCAGACTGATCTCCAGGTGCTCAGGCAGGGGCAGCCCGTGTGCCTCGATCCGGGAGACGGCCAGGACCCGGGCCGTCCGGCCAGCGGCGGTGACGCGGCTCCCGGCCGGGCAGACGGTCGCCAGCGGGGCGTACACGGTGGTGGACGACACCTGCTCGGCCCCGGCGGCGTCCTGGGTCTGCACCCGGACCATCCGACGGGAGTCCTCCACCACGCAGGGGGTGACGTTGACTGCGGCGGCGTAGACGGGGCCGTACGCGCCGCTGCCCTCGTACGCCTCCACGCTGACCGTCGCCGGCGTCGGGATGTGAGCAGCGATGAACTCCTCCCAGGTCATCGCGTCACCACGTCTGCGGTCCCTGGCCGGTCAGTCCGGCCGTCTGGAGGATCAGCCACGCCTGATACCAGAGCCGGCCCACCCGGGCCGTGCCGCCGGCGGACCCGGACCCGGGCGCGCCCTGCTGCACGCTGACCTTGCCGATCGTGAAGCCGGTCGACGCCGGTGCCACCCCCGTGCCGGACAGGTCCCCCGCGTCGAGCATGCCCGCCACCTGCTCACACGTCGCCTGCTGGAGGGCCAGCTGCACATCCGCGTCGTCCGCGTCGTAGACGGAGCACAGCAGCGCGGAGTCGACGTCCCGAGACGCCCGGACGAGCAGCCGCTCCGCGCCGGCCGGCGTGCTGCCCAGCCAGTCCGTCAGGTCGGCTACGGACGCGTACGCGCCCGCCACGAGGGCGTCGGCGACGGTCAGCAACTCGGACGCCTGCACGGCCTCCAGGTCGCTGTCGACGGCGGTCCACAGGACCACGTAGTCCCCGACCGTGGTGCCGTCGGCGACCGCCCAGGCGTACGAGTAGAGGCCGACCGCCTCGGCGACCACACCGGTGGAGGTCGGCCCGACCACGGCCGCACCGCCGCCGGTGGGGGCGATGCGGATCTCCACCGACGTGACCGGGGCTGCGGGACCACCCGCGTACGCGTACCACTGGGCGGTCAGGGTGATGGTGCCGCCGACCCGAACCGTCGTCACGACGCGACCCGGGAGAAGCTCAAGCCATCCAACCCCAGGTAGCCTGCCGCGCCGGTGGCGACGTGAGGCAGCGACAGCCGACCGACCGTGTCGACCGTGGCGATCGCCGCCAGGTTGGACGACGGGCCCGTCCGGACCGACAGGGTGATCGTTTCGACGGGCCAGTGAGCGGAGTCAAGCGTTGCCAGGACCGTGCCGGCGGCCAGCGACGCCGACCACGTCAGCCGGCCCCGCAGAAACACCCGGCCGTAGATCCCGTCGAGCTGGCTCGCCACGGTCGGGAAACCGGCACCGGCCCAGGCCACACCCGAGCCGCTGTTGAGGGTTGCGACCAGCCACGCGGGCGGGGCGTCGAGCACGAGCGCCCGACCGACGTGCAGGTCGCGATCTGCGTAGGAGTCGCCATTGGCCAGCGTCCGGAACATGTCGGTGTTGTCGCTGAGGGCGAAGCTGCCGATTGTCTGCGACGTTCCGTCCTTGCTGGAGTGACAGGCCGCGCGAAACGCCACCTGATCGGCTGCGTCGGCGTGCGCCGGCACCCGTGCCCGCAGGCACGAGTAGCCGTTGACGTAGCCGCCGCGCTGGCCCGCGTACTGGGTCTGCCAGACGTCCGTGCTCTCCGCGCCGGTGGCCGGCCGGTTGACGGTCCGCGTTGCCCCAGCCGGCACCGTCTCGGCGGTGGCCACCGCGCCGACGTCACCCGCGTTCAGGACCACTGTGCCGGTCTCGCCGTTGACGGAGTCCACGGCCGCCGGGTCGCTGGTGTAGCCGGTCGCCGCCACGCTGCCTCCCCTCGTCGGGTGGTGGGGCCCGGTCCGGGCAGTAGACGGACCGGGCCCACGATCAGGTCAGGACGACGTACGGCACGAACTGCTTCGCCGTGGGCGACGCGATGGTCGCCGGGGCGGTGGCCGCCAGCGACGACCCCGAAGACTGGCTGAGGTTTCGCTCCCCGGTCACGATCGCCGGGGCGCCCACCGCCCCCAGCAGGGTCGGCACCGCGGTCGCCTTGACCATGATTCCCACCCAGTAGATCCCCGACTCGGTGATCGTCTGCGCGGTCGCCAAGGCCAGGGTCTTGGTGGTGTTCGCCCCCCAGGCCGTGGACGTCTGGTCGGCGGTCTGCGCCAGCAGCGCTGGAGTGGCCGCGTTGGAGTACAGCGCCAGCCAGTAGTTCGTCGGGGTGTTCGCCGCCGTCGCACCGGAGCGCACCGAGATGTTGGTGATGACGTCCCCGGCGTGCAGGTAGATCGGCACCGACGTCATGACCTCGGTGACCAGTGCGACCTGGCCGGTGTCGCCAGCCGAGTCGTACAGGTTGGTGCGGGGCAAGTTGCGCCGGTAGAACGTGTCCGGGCTGGACGGGTCCGCCGCGTTGAGGTGCGCCAGGGCGTCGCGGACGTTGCGGGTGTAGCCGCCGAGTTGCACGGGTCAGTCCTCCTTCGGGCCGAGGACGTGCTCGGCCAGCTCGTCGCGCTTGAGCGCGGTCGCCTCGTCGAGGGTGAGCCGCTTCTCGCCGGCCGCCTCGCTGGTCGCGAACGCGATCCACGCGTCCTTGGCCGCACCCCGGGCCGGAGGCTCGGTGATGACCGGCTCCGTCTGCTCGGCCGGGGTGACGACCGGTTCCGACGCCTCCTCGACGCGGTAGCCCCGGCGACGGAAGTACGCCAACGCGCGGCCGTGCGTCTCGCTGTCGACGGTTGCCGTGCCGTCGGCGAACGCCACCCCCGCCACTTTGCCCGTGAACCCGGGCGTCGGAGTGGTGAGCTTGAAAAGCGCCATCACCGCACCTTGACCTTCCGGATCACGCCGCACGCCTTGGTGGACTTGAGGACCATCGCGACGGGCCCCATCTCCACCTCCCACGTCTTGCTGGCGCCCGGCTCGTCCATGCGCGGCATGTACGTCTCCACCAGTGGCTTGTTGGCCACGGCCGCACCGTGCAGGGCGTCCATGCCGAACGTGACCGCGTAGATGTCGGTCAGGCCGGTGATCGTGCCCCCAGCACCACCCTCGTCGGCGTCCGCGCTGTAGATCGGCACGATCGGGCTGGAGCCCTGGACGCCGTTGCCGAGGTCCACGAGGGCCCAGTCGCCGTACCGCTCGACGCGCCGGCCGAGGTCGTCCTTGTCGGCGGTGTAGAGCCCCGCCCACCGGGCCAGGGCGCGGATACGGGTCACGCTGCTGGTGTTGCCGAGAAGCGCCTTCTCCCCGGGCGGCACGGCGCCGGGGGCGCCGAGGTCACCGCCGCCGGTCTTGCTCGGGGTGATCTCGGCCAGCATCTCGTCGAGGCGGTCCAGGGCGGCCATGGCGAGCGGCTGAGTGATGACGGTGCCGGCAGTCCAGTCGAGGTAGCCGGTGGTGACCCCGTGGTCGAGAGGGTCGTACTCGGTTTCGGTGCCGGTGAGGGACTTGTCGAGGCCGTCGAACCCGAGCGCGTCAACGGCGACGTCGCCGTTGATCAGCTCCTCCTGGACCTTCTGCTGCACGCCCGTGATGAGCTGCTGCAGCTGGAAGGTGGCCTCGTTCGTGGCGGCCTGGCCGAGGTTGGCCAGCACCCGGTCGACATCGAAGCTGCCGCCGAGGGGCTTGAGGTCGACCGTGTACCGCTGGCGTGCGGCCTGAGCGGGGGTGTACTCGGAGTTGAGCGCCCGGAAGCTCGCGCCCCGGGGAGTGGTGAGGCGGGTATACCCGTAGGTGAGGGTCGTGCCGCCGGTCGGGTTGACGGTGTCGTCCCAGACGATGCGGTCCAGGAGCCAGGAGTACCGGCGCAGGTTGTCGATCACCGCGAATGCGACGTCGTCCTGCACGTTCACCTGGGCCTGGGCGAGGGTGATAGCCACGATGGCTACTCCTGTCCTGGTTGGTGGGTTACTGCCCGTTGAGGCGGGCGGTGAGTGCCGCGCCGAGCGAGGCGGGCCGTTGCCGGCCGTTGCCGCCGCCGCCGTGGTCCGCTCCCTGTCGGGCCGGCCCTTGGCCTCCCGGGGTGGCGGTGGCGGCGAGCTTGGGGTTCGCCTTGATGGCGTCACGAACCGCCGCCGTCACCGACTTCTCGAAGTCATCGGCGGTGGGGTCCAGGTCGGCGAGGGCCTTCATGAAGCCGCGGGAGTCCTGGAGCGCGTTGACGTCGCCGCCGGCCTTGCCGGCGACTCGGTACAGCGCGTTCTCGACCCGTAGTTCCCGGTTCTCCGCCTGCGCATCGGTCAGCTCCTTGGCGACCTTCGCTGCGGTGGCGGCCGGATCGGTGTTCGGATCGGGCTTGAGCCCGAGGGCGACCAGAACGGCGTCGAGTTTGGCCTGCTGGTCCTGCTCGGCCTTGACGCGGATCTCCTTCTCGCGCTTGGCGTCTTCTCGGGCCTTGCCGAGGTCTCGCATGGCGCGGTCAGGGTCGTAGTCGCCGTCGAGCTTCGGCTTGCGGGCAGGGCCGTCCTGGGTGGTGCCGTCGCCCTGATCGGTGCCGGAGCTGCTGGGGTCAGTGTCGCCGGTCGTGCCGCTGTCGCCGTCGACGCTGCCGCCGGCCACGACGAGGATGGGGCGGCCGTCGCGTCGGTATCCGAGGACCGTGCCGGGAATGACGGCGCGGCCGGTGACGGGATTGACGAACGCGGGCAGGGTGGAGCGCACGGGGCCTCCTTGAGGCGGGTGGGTGAGGGCGCGCCGGCCTTGCCGGCGGTGATGGATCAGGTGGCGCTGGCGCGGCTCCGGCCGAAGTGGCTTACTCGGCGACTGCGCTGATCGCGCCGTTGGACCAGCCGTCATGCGCAATCAGCGCGACGATCTCGGCCTCGGTGCGGCGGAAGCGGCGAGCCAGCATGGTGACCGTGTCGCGCGCTGTCGCGCTGGTGTACGTCATGCGGTCGCCGGTCAGCTCTGCGGTGCCCAGCTCGGCACCGGCGCTGCCGTCCGCGTTGACGCGGTGGAAGGCGATGCGCTCAGTCAAGGAAATCAACCTTGCCCTTCGCGTGCGGCGCCAGTTCATCGACGATGCCCAGAGCGTAGTCCAGCCACGGGCCGGCGCCGAGCAGCTCGAAGTCGGGGCGCAGGGCTTCGAGGCGTTGGCGCAGCCGTGCCACGTCCCGGGGGGTGAGCGGGTTGTCGACCCACTCCCCGCCGACGCTGAAGTGCCTGGCCGGCCTGGTCTTGTCGTCCTGGACCGGTCCGGGCTGGTCGTCGAGGTCCAGCAGGCCCCAGGCGAAACCGTGGTCGATGCCTACCAGGCGACCGCTGTCGGTGACCATGATGTTGCCCGGGTTACGGTCGCCGTTGCCGGTGAGCTGGTCGACGAGGCCGAGCAGCTTGGCGTCGCGGCCCTGGAGCAGCTCGGCCATGTTGTCCGTCTCGCCGATCGTGCGGCCGTCGATCCAGGGCATCCAGACCCGCTCCGGATCGTCCCGGTAGACGCGCACGATGGGCGCGCCGATCGCACGGCCGAGCAGTGAGGCGAGCTGCTCGGCGTCGGCCTGGCGGCGGATCGAGGCTGCGACCTCGTCCGGGTCTCCCCAGTCGAGCCCGCGCTTGCGGACGAGCCACGTGCCGCCGGATTCCACCAGCTCGACGGCGGCGGACACGCCTCCGGTGAGCGGAGTGCGCCGTGCGCCGTCGTCGAGCTGGGCGGCGGTGGCGGCGAGGTCTTCGACGCCGTCGACGTTCCGGTGATACGGCCTGGCCGCGTCGGGCACCGTGGGCGGCGCTGAAGTCGGGCGGGGTGCGGGCGATGCGGGGGCTGGTCGGCTACGGGGGACGTTGCCTGCGCCGATCTGCTCCCGGTACGGCAACCGCTTCAGCTCCGGGTTGGCGGCGAGGTGGTCGCGCATTGCGCCCTGCCACTGGCGCACCTTGGCCTTTGCGGTCGCCCGACCGGCGTCGTCGAGGGCGGCAGTCTCACGTTCCTTCCACTTCCGGATCTGGCGCTCGATGTACCGCTGCTGCTCCTTGGCCTCGTACCCCTTGGCGTTGGCCGTGGGCCGCGCCGGCCGGCGGGTCGCCCCAGGGAGGAAGGCCCTCAGGCTGTGCGTGCAGTTCGGGTGCTGGAGCCCTGCTGCGCGGGCCTCCTCCACGCTGCCGGCGATGTCCACCGTCACCGTGCCGTCACCGACCATGCTGGGCAGCTCCACCCGGCCCCGGCGGGCACCGGAGATGGAGAGCACCTTGCCTTCCCAGGGGCGGCAGAGCGGGCACTCGCGCGGGCTGTCCGACACGATCACCGTGTCCACGCCGAGGGTGGTCAGTCGGTCGGTCTGGCCCTGGACAGCAGCGCGTTGAGTGACGGTGCGGACCGCCATCTCGGCATAGCTGGACAGCCGCCACTGGCGACCGCGGGTGTCCGTGAAGGACACGACTCCTTGGTCGACGAAGCGGGCGTACGCCCGCTGGGCGGCCTGCCGACGGGTCTGACCGCCCGCCACGCTGACCGCGGTCGCCTGCTGGATGACCGATCGGTACACGTCCAGGACGTGCCGCAGCACGTTGGAGTGCCGCTCCCCGACGTCGGCCACCAGAGCGGCAGCCAAGCTCTCGACCACGGCGATCCGCGGTACGGTCTGCACCGCCCCGGCCGCGCCGGCCACCTCCGGGTCGCGGGGCAGCAGTGCCGCCGGCAGATCCCGGGTCGCGATGCCCTGCCCCGAGCGGTACGCGGCGGCGAGCGTCTCCCGGATCGAGTCAGCCCCCTCGGCTGCAACCAGGCCGAGGATGCGTTCCACGGCGCGGCGGAGCGCGGATACCGCGCCGAGCCGGGTTACCGCCCAGTCGGGGGCGTCCATCATGCCGGCCGCCAGGTGACGGGTGACCTGCTCCAGGATGGCCTGCTCGGCACCCCGGTACAGGTCGACAGTGCTGCGGGTAACGGCCTCGACCTGCTCGCCGGTCAGCGCCATCGACTACTCCTCGGCCGGCGGTGGCTCCTCGCCGCCCTGGCCCTCGTTGGGGCTGTTGCCGGCCAGCGCGCCGAGCGCCCCACCGACCTCGACCGGCGTCGGCTGGTCACCCTTGATCCGGGCCACCTCGGCGGCCACCTGCGAGTCGTCCCAGTCGGGGTGGACCATCCGCACCCGGGTGTCGACGGACGCGGCTTCGGCGGCGTGGAGCAGCTGGAGCGTGCGGGCGACCGTCTCCGGTGCCTCGCTGACGCTGTCGCCGAACTCGACGTTCGGCCTCACCGGCTCGGCCGGCGCTCGGAGCTGGGCGCGCTCGACGGCCAACAGCAGCTCGACCGCCTCGGCGATCGCCGGCCGCCAGGTCTGGATCCGGTTGCCCCGGGTCGTGAAGGACTGCCGCTCCCTGGCCTGCACCTCTGTAGCTGTCACCGCGACGTCGCCCTCCTCGCCGAGGGTCTGCGACGACAGGCCGGCGTGCCGTAGCGCCGTCTCCACGATCGCGTCAGCGGTCGCCTTGTGCTCGACGTGCCGGATCGCGAACTGGCTGAGCGTGATGCCCGCCCCGGGCTGGTCCGGGAGCATGCTGACCGCCGAGTACACCTCTCGGTCGGCGTCCCACGTCGCCCCGCTACCCGGACCAAGGCTGGTCAGCATGTACTCGGGGACGACGATCCGGGCCCGGGCGAGCCGCAGGTCCCGCATCCACGACGTCCACGTTTCGTCCAGGGCGTCGAACTGCTGCTCGTTGCCGTCGAAGTCGCTGCGGCCGAGGTACTTCAGGCCTGGCGCGGTGCGCCAGCGACGCTGAGGCCCCGAGTTGGGTACGCGGACGACGTCGAGCCGGTCCAAGCCGGTCGCCTGCGCGCCGGTGGCGTCCACCAGCTCAGCCAGGTATGCGCTGCTGCCATGGTCGGCGAGGCTGATCATGCGGCCGAGCCGATCCGGGGTGCCCTCGTGCAGGGCGTACGTAATCCGCCCGGCCCGAGATTTGTCTGCTCCGGTGACCACGTCGTGGTGCTCCAGCAACCGGATCACGACGTTGTTGGACCGCTCCAGCTCCGACCAGAACGTCACCTCGACCAGGCGGCCCCACCGGATGGTCGGTAGCGCCCCGTCGGCGTGCACCGCGGCGAGGAACGCCGACGGGGAGACGTCCTGGTCGATGACCGGCCGCACGTAAACGTCGCCGAGGGCGCTGTTGGCGTCGGCGGCGTGCAGCAGCACCCCGGAGAGTCCATCCGCCTGAAGCTGCTCCAGGCGGGTCATCACGGCCGGCTCAGGGTGTGTGATCGTCGGCGGCTCGGAGAACAACAGGTTCGCGGCCGTGCTGGCCAGGTCGGCAGGCAGCGGCGTGTGCAGTCGGGCGTCGCGGGTACCAACCGGCGGTGGTGTGCCCCACAACCAGCGCGACAGGGTGCCGACGATGCCGCCGGCGTATTGTCCAGCCCGGTATCGCTGCGATGGGGGGATGCTGCTGCCGTTGGCGTGCCGGTTGGCGTACACGTCACGGAGCTGGTCAGGATTGCCGGAGTACCAGGCATCCCAGTCGCGGTACGCCTGGTAGGCGGGGGCGTAGGCCGGCGGTGGCCACGGGCCGTCATCGGGGATCGGCACCGGACCTCCTCGTCAGGCTGTGAGGGCGTGTGCGCTCCGCAGCAGCGGACGCCACAGCACCTCGGGGGTTTTGATCGCGTACCTCGCGGCGTCGATCGAGTGGTCGTCGGCCTTGATCGGGGCATCTTCCCCGCGCTCGGCCGCCTTGTCGTCCCATGAGTAGCCGGGGATCTCGTCGATCAGCCCCCGGCACGAGGCGTGCACCCGGAGCTGGTCGTTGCCGAGCAGCGACGACATGAGCCGGATGCCGTCGAGGACGGCGTTGTCGGCGAGTGCCGGAGTCATGCCGTCCTCGTGGAGCTGCAACCGCAGCGATGCGGCGGCCGGGTCGACGACGGTCCACTCCGGCCGCAGCCCGGTCAGGCCGGTCGCCCCGGGGACCTGGAGGCGGCCGAGCCAGGCGCGCAGCTCGCGGGACAGGCCGGCGTCGGTGAGCTGCCGGCGGGCGACGGCGGGGTCGTGCCGCCACTCGTGGGTGAGGTGCAGCCGCCCGTCCTGGCCGACGCCGAGGATCAGGGCGGCGGTGGCGTTGCGGGTGCCGTAGTCGATGCCGAGGCTGATCCACCGGTGGATTGCCGGCAGCACGGGTATGACGTGGCGGTCCTCGTCCCACATGTCGAAGACGGCACCCTCGGCCTGGACCCAGGCTCCGAGGATGAACCGCTTGTACCAGAGGCCGACGTACTCGGTGGTCAGGTTGCGGACATACTGCGGGTCCAGGTGCGGGTTATCCCGCAGCGTGGAGTGCCATGTGCGGAGGTTCAGCTCACCGGCCCGGAGGAGATACTTCTTCCTCAGCCAGTGGTTCGGGCTGTCCGGGTTGGTGGTGCCGAACAGCTGCGCGCCGGCCACCGACAACCGAGCCAGCACCTGAGTGAAGAACGCCTCGGGGATGGTGGTCAGCTCATCGCCGTACGCGATGCACAGCGTCATGCCGCGAACCTTGGGTTCGGCCTTGGCATCGTTGGCGCCCAGGACGTCGACCTCGCGGCCGAGGATGGAGCCGGTGGCCGCGCCCGGGTTGTACTTGACCAGGTGCGCGAGGGGGCCGAAGAGGGCCGGGTCGCCGAGCACCGAGAACACGTTGCGGTTGACGCTCTCCCTGGTCTTGCCGAACAGCAGCACCCGGCCGGAGCTGGGGGCGGCGGCGATGGCCATCAGGAGCCGCAGCAGCGACGCCACGGTCTTCCCGGATCGGACGCTGCCCTGCCAGATGTTGAGGCGGGCGGTCGACTCGACGATGGACCGGATGTGCACTGGGGCGAGCTGCCGGACAACCGCGTCGACGTCAATCGCCATTGGCGGTGGGTTGGGTGAGCTGGTCGTAGGCTGCGCCGAGGCCGGCGGCGAGCGCGCCGAGCATGCTCTTCGCGGCGTCGATGCCGGGGTCGGCGTCGTACTGGTCGAGCTTGACCGCCCGGTCGACGGCGATGCCGGTCGCCTGCATGATCTTCAGCTTGTCGGCGAAGGTCGGCTGAGGGAGCGTCCAGTCGACGCGGTCGTACTCCTTGCCCCCGTGGTCGACGTAGTGCGCCTCTTCCCAGAGCTGCCCGCGCAGCTTCTCTGCGTCGCCGAGCAGGGCCAGGGCGAGCGCGGCACGCCGGTCCTTGGCGTCGGCGACCCGGGCGGCGGTGGCGACCTTGGTCTTCTCGCGGTCGAAGCTCAGGCCGAGCTTCTTCGCGATCTCGCTGATCGTCTTGCCGCTTCGGCCGAGCTGCTTGGCGATGGCGTTGCGGCTGAGGCGTTCGGCGTGGAGCGCGCGCACCTGGTCGTAGTCGGCCTGTGTGACGGGCCTGGGTGCAGCCATGGGTCACCTCTTCCCGGCGCCTTGTCCGGTCAGGGGGGTGGGGGTGTGCGGGCCACCGTTCAGGCCGGTGCGTGGTGGCAGCCCCGGACCATGCGCCCCGCAGGGCGGTGGTCCATCCCAGCCGCACACCCCCTGTCATCAAGGGGGAGTCCTGTTCGCGCTGGTCGGCGCGTAGTTGCGACGGCAGGATTCGAACCTGCGACCTCTCGGGTTATGAGCCCGGCGAGCTGACCACTGCTCTACGTCGCTGTGTGCGGGCAGGCCCCGCCGCCAAGGCCTGCCCGCGTTCCCCTCCGCGTCCTGTCCCCTGGACGCAGTACAGCCCGGGAGCCGTGGGGCTCTACCGGGCTGTGGGCACACTCCGCCTACGCGTGAATGTGTGATTGATGATCGCTCGCTCCGGCGGTGGGCGTCAACTCGACGCCCCGTCTCGCGCCGGCTGGCCCGGTGCGGGTGAGCCATTCGACGTGGGCAGCGTGGTCGAGCCGGTACCAGGTGGTGCCTCGGCCTGGGCCGGGTAGGTGGTGGCCGGGTAGGAGGCCGTAGAGGCGGTCGTCGGCCTTGCGGGAGCGGCGGGCCCAGTCGCGGACGCGGTCGGCGGTGATGTCGGTGCCGAGGGCGTGGGCGATCTCGGCGGCGGTGCCGTACTCGCGGCCGTCTGTCAGCAGCATGGCCTGATCGTACTTACCTGGGCCGCGGCGGTGGGTTCGCCCCTTTTGCCGGTCGGCCTCGCCCTGGCTGGTAGGGCCTTCCCCGGCGGCCAATCAGCTTGTCTTCGTCGAAGTACCCCAAGCGGAGCCCCACCAGGAAGAGGGCGACACTCGACAGGAACGCCAGCGCCAGCGCCGCAAGCCCCGGGTTCGCTTTGATGTAGCTGGCTGCGATCGCGATGAGGTAGATGATGGCGGCTGCGACGAGATTCGCCAGGACGTTCACCAGGATGTCGCGGCCGAACTGTCGCGGGGCCGTGTTGGGCGGCTGATCGGGCACGGCTACATGGTGGCAGCGGTCCGCTACCGATGGGCGCCACGGTTCGATCGTACCTTCCTAGGCCGCTATGGCCACGCCGCACATAAGCGTCATTATGATGCTCGGCATAACGGTCATATTGGACGCGCGATGGCCTGCGACACGAGGCGGATTCACGCCACGGGCCCCGTGGTCACGTCAGTTCCATCCGGGCGGCATCGGTACAGGAACCCACTCCGTCTGGCCTTCCCAGCGCACCCAGATCTCGCGAAGCGTCGGCTGCCCGAGCGACGTTGCGTTGCGGAGCGGGATGGACGCTCCTGGCCACACCGGTCCGGGGTCCTTTTCTGCTCGGATCACACCCGGTGCCCGCGGCTTGTCGATCTCGACCTCGCGGGCTACTTCCGTGCCGGTGTTCACCATGGCCCAGCTCTCCCTGTCGGAACCGCCTCGGCGAATCTCCCATGCGACGGGTGGAGGAGGCGGGGGAAGAGCTGCCTCGGCGACCGCCGCTTGCCGTTCCGCGACGGTGATGGCTCGACGGTTGAGGCGAGCTTGGTAGAACGAGACAGCCACGGCGAAGAAGGCGATCACGACGCCGGCCCAGGCAGCAGCAACAGCGGCATCCACCCCGGCAGGCTAGCGCGACTGCGATACCTCCAGCGCGCTGCTGTACTGGCGTGCCGGGGTGCGACGCCCCCAAGAGGTTCTCTCGGGGGCGTCGCGCGGATCGATCAGAACACCGTGGGTCCGTGGTACGGGACCTCGACGGCCGCCGTGTGGCCACACGGCTGGATGGCGGTGTGCATGTAGGAGGCACGAGCGCGCCGAGGGTGCGTGATGTCGACGCCCTCGTACGGGACGAGCTTCTCGATCTGGGTGCCGCACTCCGGGCAGGGGTCGCCCTTGGCGAGTTCCGCCACGACTTGTCCTTTCTTTCGCGTTGGACAGGATCTGGGTGGGCAGGTCCATTATGCCATTACCCGGCGCTGGCCCCCGCGACCGCGCCGAGCACGGACGCCCTGGGCCAGATGTGCGCCACGCCCTCGACGGCTCCGGGCATCCCGCAGCCGCACCCGGCCCCGATGCAGAGGCAGACCTGGCATCGGACGGTCCAGCAGTCGACGGGGCCGGCGGTGAGCACCTCCAGGAGGCGTTGTCCGCAGCGCGGGTTGGGGCAGGCGACGCCGGGCAGGGGTTCGCGGGCGGGGGCGAGGCGGACGGCGGCGCGCACCCAGGCGTCCTCGTCGGTCAAGTGCTGCGCCACGATCCGGGCGGTGCCGGGCGACAGCGTGGGGATGGCGGTGAGGATGCGGCCGACGGTGGGTCCGTGGTCGCAGCGGAGGGTGGAGGCGAGCCAGTCGAGGCGGTCGGTGGAGCGGCGGTAGAGGTCGGCCCAGGTGGTGTCCCGGGTGGGGTGGGCGGTGAGGAGCGCGCCGCCGGTGGGGTCGCCGTGGCCGCCGATGCTGGTGCGGGTGCCGTACGTCGGGGAGCGCAGGAGCGCGGCGGCCTGGAGGTGGTGGTCGACGGCGCGGCGGTGGTCGAGCGTGGCGAGCTGGCCGAGGCGGGTGCGGGCGTCGCGGACGGCGTACGCGGCGGCCAGGGCGTGCAGGTGGTGCGGGGTCAACGGGCGCTCCGGGTGGTGACGAGGGCGACGGTGAGGGTGCAGGGCAGCCACACGGCGGCGAGGGCGACGAGGACGAGGGCCCCGTCGCGGGTCCAGGCGTCGGCGGCAGCGGCGATGCCGAGCATCCCGGCCACCCCCGCCACCAGTGCGGCGGCGAGGGCGACCAGCAGACGACGGGGAGTCACCGGGTGACGTCTACGTCGGCCGGGGCGTCGCGGTGCGGGCACGACAGCCAGACGCGGCCGTCGGTGTCGACCAGGTCGACGAGCAGCGCGTACGGGGCGCTCGGGTGGCGCTCGATGCGCCGCACGGTCCAGGTCCCGCGCCAGGGCGAGCCGGGCACGTTGTAGATGACCTGCTCGCCCTTGCGGACGTCGGCCCAGGTGCGGACCGGGGGCGGGGTGGGGGCGACGGCCGGGGTGTCGGTGGTGAAGAGCTCCATCTGTCCCTGCACCGCTCAGCCCTCCCGCGTGGTGGCCGGGCACTCGGGCAGGCCGACCACCTCCTCGCTGTCGCACGTCCAGCACAGCGGGTCCTGGCCGGCGGGGAGGGTGCGCGGGTAGGTGTCGCCGCACTTGCGGCAGCGTCCGCCGGGTCCGGCAAGGCCGGCGTCGATCAGGGCCCGGACGGCGCTGGCGGCGATACGGGTGCACATCGGGTTCGCGGCCGGATAGCCCCACTGGATGAGGTCGTCGGCGATGACGTCGGCTGCGCGCTGCTCCCAGTCGGCGGGGCGGATGCCCTGCGCGCGGTCGCCGACGGAACCGGGGGGCGGGTCGGCGACGTAGCGGTCCCGTTGCTGGCGGGTGCGGGCGAGGGCGTCGCAGGTGCGCGTCAGCTCAGCCCGTGCCTCGCTGATCTGCCGGACGGCCTCGACGGCGGCGGACGACGGGGCGCTGTAGGTGGGTCCGACGGCGATCCGCAGGTCGTGGAGGACGTCCTTCAGCTCAGCGCGGGCCTCGTCTCGGTCGGCGGCGCATCGCGCGATGAGGTCGGCGACGGTGGCGCTGGGGTGGGCGTAGCCGGCGGCGTTGAGGGCGGCCCAGGCCTGGGTGAGCTGCTCCAGGGCCTCGCCGTGCTCGCGCTCGGCGGTCGCGGTGGTGGCGCGGGCCTTGTCGCGTTCGCGGATCACCTCGTCGCGGTCGCGCATCATGGCCCGGTTGTCGGCTTCGGCGCGGCCGAGCTGGACGCGGAGGTCGTCGCGTTCGGCCTCGATGCGGTCGCGCTCCTCGGCGGTGGTGTTGCGCTGGCGGAGCAGGTCGGCGGCGGTGCGGGCGTAGCGGTCGCGGTCGGCGCGGGCGCGATTGAGGTCGGCGGCGAGGTCGAGGGCGTGCACGGCGGTGGTGGGGTTTTGGGCGGCCTCGATGATGCGGGCGGCGGTCATGCGGTCCTTCCGGGTGGGGATGGGGCGCAGCGGGATGCGGTCGTGGGGCTGGGTCACGGCGGGTCCTTCCGGGTCAGGCGGGCATGGCGAACAGGTCGCCCTGACCGCCGGGGGCGGATGGCGGTCGGGCGGGTAGCGGGTCGGGCATGTCGGCGGGCAGTTGCTGGAGGGCGAGTAGTCCGCCCTTTGTCTCGCCGACCGGGATCCAGCCGGCGCGGCGGTAACAGCGGCCGGGGTCGCGCTTGCGGCGGGTTTTGGTGGGGTCGACGAACGTGACGATCCCGAGTGGGGGCACGTCCGGCCACTGCGCTCGGGTGGCGGCGACGGCGGCGGCGATGAGGTGGGATGCGAGGTGGTCGCAGTCGGGTTCGCGGCGGAACAGGGAGCAGACCATGGCACCGGCCCAGGCGTGCTTGACGTAGTCGGCGATGGGCCAGGAGGTGACCCAGAGGGCGTCGGCGGGGTCGGTGAGGAGCACGAGGCAGCGGCCCGGGGGCACGAACTGGGGGGATCCGATCTTCTGCCGGTTGTAGTGGCGGTCGGCGAGGGGCAGGGCGCGGGGATCGGCGCGGGTGGAGCGTCGCCAGGGCTGCTGGGTCACGGCGGTCTCCTCAGGCGATGTCGTGGGCGGGCAGGTGGACGGTGTCGACGGGCCGGGTGACGTCGTCGGGCCAGGGCTGGCCGTCGTCGTCCCAGCCGGCGTCCGGGTCGTCGGGGTCGCAGGTGCACAGGTACGAGCCGCGCGGGGTGCCGCACTCGCAGCGGGGGCAGTCGCAGGAGCCGATGCCGTCGCCCTGGCCCTGGTACGGGTCGGGCAGGCCGCAGATGTCGCAGGTCACGACCGCTGCCCCCGTTTCTGGGCGCGAGCCACCTCCAGGGCGCGGCGGCGGATCTCGTCGGACTCGGACGCCTCCGGCTGGCTCCCGTCGCGGGCGGCCTCCAGGCGGGCGATCACCGGGGCGAGCACGGCCCGGCACTGGGCCACTCCCCGCTCGATGCGCAGGTCCCGGGTGACGTCGGTGTCGTAGCGGCCGGCGATGGCGCGGATCTCGTGGGGCTGCTCGCGGCGCTTGCGGTCCTCGCGGACCACCCGGACGCCGGCGCGCAGGTCGGCGGGCATCATCCGTTCGCGGGTCTGCCGGTACCAGGCGGTCACCGCGGCGCGGGCGTCGGTGAGGTCGAGGTCTCCGGCGTCTTCGAACCAGGCTTCCACCATGGTCTGGTCGACCTTGCGGGCGTCGCGGCCGGCCATGAGGCCGAGGAGGAGGGCCATCTCGGATCGGGTCATGGTCAGGCTCCCGTCAGGTGTCGGCTGATGGTGTTGGTGCCGTCGAGGGCGTCGTAGTGGGCGGCGAGGCGCATGGCGTCGGTCATGCGGCTGTTGCCGGTGCCGGCGGGCAGGGGTGCTCCGTCGGCGGCGGAGATCGACGAGGGGATGGGCTGGCCGGCCGAGGCGAGGCCGGTGCCGGGCTGTTCGCGCTGCATGGCGAGGCGCAGCTGGTCGTACTTCTCGCGGAGCTTGGGCAGGGAGAGGATGTTCGACCGCCAGAACGGGTCGCGCTGGGACCAGGCGATGACGTCGCGGATCTCGTCGAGGGCTCGGCCGTCCTTGTCGATGAGGAGCCGGGCGTCGGTGCGCCACTTCTTGGTGATGGTGGGGCGCTTGGAGCCGTTCTTGACGATCCACTCGGCGAGGTAGGTGCAGACCCGTTCGACGTCGATGCGGTCGGGGAGCGCCATCTCCTGCGTCGCTTGCGACGCAGGGGGAGATGGTTTTCTTCCTTTCCCTGTTCCCTGTTCCCTGTTCCTTTCCTGGCGTGAGTCCTCACTGAGTTGTGCGTGAGCCTGCTCTGAGGACTCACTGCCCGGCGGGTTGGAGGCATCCTGACCAGGGGTTTCCGCAGGTGGAGGAGGGGTTTCCTCGCTGGCTGGCGGCGGTTCGGGGGTGACCGGCGGGGGTGGGATCTTGCTCTTCGTGGGTCGGTTGATCCGCTGGTGCTCAGACCACCCTCGGACAGCCAGGTATGAGCGCTCGCCCACCTTGTAGCGAAGGATCAGTGAGGACTCACTGAGTCGCTTCAGGTCGAGTTCGACGTCGGTCGAGAGCCGATCGTCGAGGGGCCAGACGGCGGCCTTGATGAGCCTGGCGTCGTCGACGCAGCGCCCCTCGTCGTCGACGTGCGTCCACAGCCCGACGAAGGTCAGCCGGGCCTCGACGGGCAGGCTCGCCACGGTGAGGCTGGTGAAGAACTCCGGCTTGATGGTGCGGATCCGGGCCACGTCGTGCCTTCCTGATCTATGTCGTCGTGCTGGTGTGGTTCGGGTGGCCGCCCGGCCCCGGGGAAGTGGGGCCGGGCGGCCGGTCAGGCGGCCTTCGGCCGGAGTTCGGCGGCGACGGCGCGCAGGTCGCCGTACCGCTCGGCCAGCAGTGCCGGCCCGGAGGCGGGCGGCCCGGAGGCGGGCGGCGCGGTGCGAGCCCACGCGGTCAGGTGCAGCCACGGCCGGTCATCCGGCACCGCGGCGGCCAGGACGAAGAGCAGGTCGAGGCGCTCCCGCTCGGTCGGCAGGGTGGCGGTGAGCCAGCGGAGGTTGGCCTCCGGGTCGTCGTCGCGGACCCGTACGACCAGATCGGCGGCGACCTCGGCGAGGTGCTCGGCGTACTCGTCGGTGGCGGTCATCACCGGCTGCCCATCCGGGCGTAGCCGCGCGGCAGGCTGCGGATCGTCAGCGCGATCGACTCCAGCAGCGCCGACACGTAGTTGCCCCGCTGGTAGCCGTCGGAGATGTCGTTGAGCTGCTGCACGACGGCGTTGAACGCGGCCTCGTCGCCCTCGGCGCGGGCCTGGATCAGGTCGATGGCCCAGCGGGTCCGGGCGGGCACCTCCTGCTCCGTCGACCCGGTGCCGACCGCCCACGGCTTGAGCCGGACCTTGCCGAACGTCGGCGCGGCGCCCCCGTTGGCGTGGGCGGCGAAGGTGTCGCACCAGGCGATCAGCGCGGTCATGAGGCCAGCGCCAGGGCATTCCCGGTTCAGGCGCTCGACAGCGTCCGAGGCGCGGCGCCAGTCGTTCTCAACGGCAGCGGTAAGGGCGGCCCCGGCCAGGCGGACGGGCTTGCTGTGGTTCGTGGTGGTCATCAGTCCTCGTCTCCGATGCGTCGGCGGTGCTCGGTCTGGGCGGGCGGCGCGTCCGGCAGCTGGTGTCGGGCGTGGCGGCGGGGCAGCCGGCACGTGCACGGCCGGTCGCCGGTGTGGTCGGCCGGCAGGTCGCCGTCGGGCTGGTACAGGTGCGGGGTGAGCTGCCGGGCGGTCATCACGCGCCCCCGGCCGGGGCCGGCGTGGTACCGGCCCCGGGGGTGTAGCGGCGGCAGGAGCAGGTGCTGGTGGAGCAGGTGCCGCGACCGCGGGCGCCGGGGGTGTGCAGCGGCTTCAAGTGCCCGCACTCGCACCGGCCGGGCTCGGCGGCCACGGTGCCGGTGGCGGCGCCCGGGTCGCGGCGGGTCACCGGTCGGCGTCCGGCACGTCGCCCGGGTCCAGGTGGCCCGGCACCTCCCCGGCGAGCAACAGCAGACCGTCGAGCAGCTGCGCCCCAGCCGCCGCGAACACCGCGCGGGCGTCCCTGCTCGGCCGGATGGACAGCGACTGCGGCATGCCGCCCAGCCGGACCGCCACGCCCGGCACAACCTCCCCGGTGCCCGGGTCGACCACCACGTCCCCGTCGCACACCACCCGACCCAACAGGGCCGTCTGGAAGCTCGCGCGGATCTGGTGGACCGTCTCCACCTCGCCCGGGTAGCGGGCCAGGCACCAGGCGGTCAGCGCCTCGATGTCGGCGACGACCGGGGCCTCCTTCGACACGGCCAGGGCGACGGTGCCGATGTCGGGCAGCCGCCACGACGGGGCGGTGCCCTCACGCTCCAGCTCGGCGCGGGCGTCCGCGTCGAGGGCGGCCCGGTGCTCGGCGGCGCGCTTCTTCGCGGCGTCGGCGAGACCCTCCAGGCGGAGCACCTCCTGAACCCTCTCGGTGCGGTTCATCCGGCCATCTCCATCTGCTGCGGGGTCTGCTGGGCGATGTACGACTCGACCCGCTCGATCACCTGGGACACCTCGGCGTCGGTCAGGTCATTGGTGCTGGCGACCGGCCGGCCGGCGATGTCGCTGACGTAGGCGAGCCGGTCGTCCCGGTCGGTGATGTCGGCCTGGCCGAGCAGGGCGAACATCTTCCGGCGGGCCGGGTCGTTGCCCGGGTTCTTCGGCTCCGGCGGGAACAGCTCCGCCTTGCGCGCCTTCCACTTGGCCTGGAAGTGCGTGGCCTCGTCGGCGGTGATCCGACCCGCCTTGGTGGCGTCCAGGGCGGCCTTCCACGCCCGGCGGAGGCCGGTCTCGTCGGTGGTCACCGCGAGGTCGTCGAGCAGGCCGGCGGCGACGGTCGACAGCGCGGCCGGCGGACCGGAGACGGGCCGGGCAGTCGGCGGGCCGGACACCGGCCGGTCGTCGTCCGGCTCGGCCGGCTGCAACGCGACCAGGTCCCGGGTGTGCGCCTCGGCCGGCGCGCACCGCAGCGTGTCGAAGACGATGTTCTCGACCGTCCAGTTGCGGGCCAGCTCGATCGGGTCGTCATAGCCGGGCCGGATGCCGACGTGCACCGACCGCACGCCGATCACCGTGCCCGGCTTCGACCGGTCGAGCCGGATCCAGCAGGAGACGTCGAAGCCGAGCGTCTTGTGGCCCTCGACCTTGTACTCGCGCTGGCGCTCGATCGGCTTGCCGGCGTCGTCGAGGGCGGCGACCTCCTTACCGCGGGCCGTCAACAGGACGATGCCCGGGAAGGTCATCAGCGTGGTCATGAGCTTCCGGTGCCGGGCACCGGCCTCGTTCCACAAGTCCATGCTGATCTTCGGTTCGTCGTCCGGGCCGAGCGGCTTCGCGCCGTACTTCCGGACCTTGGCCTCGTGCCGCTGGCGGGCCTTGTCGGACGCCCAGTCCTTGAGCAGGTCCCACTCGGCGGTCATCGAGTCGATGACCAGCACGATCGGCGGGTCGCCGGCGGACGCGGCGCGCTGCGCCGCGGCCTTCACGGCATCGACAGCGCCCTGGATCTGCGCCCAGGTGCCGTCGTGCTCGACGACGAGGTAGTTCGCGCCCGGGATCGCGCCGTACTCGTCGGCGGCCCCCTCGCCGAGGTCGATCCAGTACATCTGGCCGATGCGGGAGCTGGTGGAGAACTGGGCGCAGGCCCAGGACTTGCCCGATTTCTCGCCGCCCTCGATCAGGATGAGCGGCCACGGCACGCGGCCGGTGGGCTGGCGGGTCTTCAGGGCGGTCATCGGGTGGTCTCCGTGAGGTCGAGTTGTCCGGTGCGGACCGCGATCGTGATCGCGTGGGCGTTGGTGGTCGCGCCGATGTGCTCGCGCATCCGCAGCAGTCGCATGGCGATCGCGCTGCCGGTGAGGCCGAGTCGGGTGCCGGTCTGGCGGACGGTGTAGCCGGCGGCGAGGAGTCGCAGCGCCCGCAGGTCGGTGGGGCTGATCTGCGCGACGGCGCGGGCCGGGGCGGGGGCCGTCATGCCGCCACCTGCTCGGCCCTGTCCGACCGGCCCAGCGCGCGCCGCTCGTTCTGGCTCATGCCGCCCCAAACCCCGTACGGCTCGCGCCGTTCCACGGCGTCCTGCGCGCACTCGGTCTTGACCTCGCAGCGGTCGCAGATGCGCTTGGCGGTGCGGGTCGAGCCGCCCTTCTCTGGGTAGAACTCGTCGGTGTCGGTGCCCTGGCAGTTGGCCCGCTGGTGCCACTCGGGCAGGGCGTCGAGGATCAGGCGGAGGCTCACGACGACGTCTCCTCTCCGGCGGCGCTGGTGGCGGCCCAGGCCGGCGGCGGGGCGGTCCACGCGCCGGTCGCGGCGACGTCGCGTACCCGGATGAGGCCGGTCGCGTCGTCGGGTCCGGCGTGGACGGGCTCCGGGGTGCGGGTGACGAGCTGGTAGGCGGTGGGGCTGAGCAGGTGGTCGGCGGGGGCGAGCTGCACGGTGTCGGGCCAGTGCCGGCCGAGGTAGCGGGCGCTCACCGGGACACCGCCTCGGCCGCGTTCGGGTCGGGCCGGCCGAGCAGGGCGCGGGCGAGCCGCAGCGCGTCGGTCCAGTGCTCGCGGTCGGGCCGGTCGCGGTCGCTGTCCGGGTGGACGAGCCACCGCTTCGACGGGATGTGGTTGGGGTGCTCGACCTCGCCGGCCCAGTCGTCGTGCATGGCGTCGCCGATGTTCTGGAGCAGCTCGGCGAGCGGCCGGGCGATCTGCTCGGGCAGGCTGGCGGCGAACGGGAGGCGTCCGTCGAGGCTGCCGGCGGCGGTCAGCACCACGTTGGCCTCGGGCGAGTGGCTGTAGGCGACGGTGCTCGGCTCGGTGGTCGTCATCGGGCCCGTCAGGGCCACGTCCACGTCGGCGGTCAGCGGCTCCGCCTGGCCCGGGGCGGTGGCCTGGGCGGCGCGGAGCCGGTCCACCTCGGCGAGCAGCGCGGGGATGTCCTGACGAGCGTGGGCGATGAACTCGGCGTCCGGGTGGGTGGTGCCCTTCACGTCGTCGCGGTACATGTGCTGGGACCACTGGAGGACCTCGGCCTTGGCCCACTCGTTGATGGGCCGGATGAAGCCGTCGGGGTGCCACGTCCAGACGGTGTCGAGGTTCTCCGGCTTCTCGCACTTCGGGTCCTCGCCACGTCCGATGCCGCCACCCGTCAGGTAGGCGGTGCACGCCTTGCACGCGTTGTCGAGCAGCACCAGCTCCTCGTCGGCCGTGTATCCGATGCACGGCTCGGGGCGGCTGGTGGAGATGATCCGCAGTCCGCCGGAGTGCAGCGCGCGCAGCTCAACGGACTGGCTGATGTGGCCTCGCCAGCCCCACGGGCCGGGGGTAGCGGCCTGCTCGCGGGCGCGGATGGCGTCGAGATCCAGGTCGGCGGTCGGGGTCGCGTCGGTGGTCGTCATCGGGTGCTCCCGGGGGTGTCGAAGTCGGCGGGGGTGGTGGTGAGGTGGATGTCGCGCAGGGTCCGCAGCGCCCACCGGGGCGTCGCCGGATCGGCGGGCTCGTCCGGCGTGGCGGCGGTGCGGCGCAGGGCGTGCAGCTCCGCGCGGGTCGTGGCCAGGTCGGCGCGGAGGCCCCGCTCGGTGCGGTGCGCGTCGCGCAGGTCCTGGCGCAGGTCGTCGCGTTCCTCGGCGGCGTCGTCGGCTGCCGTCCGGTACGCCCAGGCCAGCAGCGACGCGACACCCAGGGCGATCAGCAGGGCGGCGACGAGGGCGGACAGGGCGGCGATGAGCAGGGCGGACATCAGGCGGACCCCCGCTCGCGTCCCTGCGCCGGGCGGCCCGGGGACACCCCCGGCTGGATGCCGTGCCGCGCCCGGAACTGCTGCACCTTCCAGCGCGACCAGTCCAAGCCGTCGGCGATCTCGCTGTCGGTGTGTCCCTTCGCGGCCAGCCCCGTGATGACGGTGATGAGCGCGGCCTCCGGGTGGTGGCCGGGGCAGTAGTCCTTGCCGTCGCGCCGGGCCCAGCCCTCGGCCATCGCGCCCTTGCGGGTGGCCTGGACGTCCGTCAGCTCGTCGACGGCGGGGGCATAGGCGATGTCGCAGTCCGTCGCGTCGCAGGACAACTCGACGATGAGGGTGATCACGCCGCACCCCGCTCGCGCCGGTCCCACTCGACGGCCGTGATGTGCCGCGCGGCCAGCTCCCGCAAATCGAACGGCGGCATCACGATCACCGGGGTCATGTACGCGCCATCCGGGTCCGGGAACTCGCCGAGGGCCACGCCCCGCCAGTACTCGCATTCGTCGTCGTGGGGCTCGCCGGGCAGGTGCCCACACAGCGGGTCGCCGTCGTGCCGGCCGCGCCCGGTGACCGCCCAGCCGTCGCCGGCCTGCCGGGTGACGGTCGGCTCGTCCATGTCGCCGCGGTCGTAGGTCAGCCCGGTCGGGTCGTCGATGCTGGGGCCGCCGGTGGTGCTGGTGCCGGGGATCGGACCCAGCGGCGGCACCGGGGGCAGCGGCGGCAGGTCGGGCGCGGTCACCGGGCACCGCCCTCAGCGAGCCGGGCGAGCAGCTCGGCGTTCTCCGCCCGCAGCCGCTCCACCTCGGACTGCTCCGGGTCGGGGACGTAGCCGTAGAAGCTGAGGTTGAGCTGGCCAATTTGTGCACGGGCGGACCGCTCGTAGTAGCCGCCCGTCGACCGCCGGGTCTCGGCCGTCAACCCGAACGCGGCGGCGATGACGTCAACCCGGTCAGCGGCGGCGGCGTCCTTGTTGCCGGGGTCCGCGACGTTGATGCCCAGGCCGACGTAGGGCGGCTTCGGCTGACCGACCAGGGTGGCGGCCCGGTCGGCGGCCTTGCGAATGTCGTCGGCGAGGGCGAGCCAGTAGTCCGGCTCGGCCGGCTGGACCGGGGCGGAATCACCGGTGACGGTGACGCCCTCCTCGACGTAGTAGGTCGCGGTCGCGCCGTCCGCCATCGTCGCGGTGACGTCGTCGCCGTCGCGGATGGTGCCGGTGATCAGGTCGCGGGTGCCGTCGTCGTAGACCACGGTCATGCCGGCGGCGAGGTACCTCGCCTTGATCGTGCGGGTGGCCGGCTCGGCCGGCTGGGTGGTCGTGTCGGGTAGGGTCTGGGACATCTGGACTCCTTGCTTGCGGTAGGCGTGTCCGGGTGGGAGCCCTCGGCCGGTGGTGCGGCTGGGGGCTCGTCTGCGTCAGGCCGCAGCAGCCCGGCGTGGTCCCGCCGGCGGCTTGGGCTTGATCGGTCCGGCCGGGGGCTTCGGCGCCCTCGGCGGGTTGGTGGGGCGCGGAGGGGGAGAGCTCGGCTTTTTCGGCCCGAAGATGCCCAGCACGGGGGCCGCGTCGGGTCGCTCCTTCTTGCTCTCAAGCCACGCAGCGATGTCGTCCTCGTCGAAGCGGGCGTGCCGGCCGACCCAGGTGATCGGCAGGGTCCGGGCGGTGATGGCGTCGCGAACCCAGGTCACCTCGACGCCGAGCGCGGCGGCGAGCTGCTCCTTGTTCATCAGCGGCTTCATGCGGCGGCCTCGAACAGGTCCTCGACCTTGGTGCCGAGGCGGTCGGCCATGTGCAGGGCCAGCTCAAGGCTCGGGGTCTGCCCCTTGCGGATGCGCAGCAGATTGACCCGATCCATGCCGCACAGTCGCGCCCGAGCGGCGTTGGTCGTGGCGCCACGTTCGGCGGCGAGGCGGTCGAAGACGTCAGTGCGTAGCCGAATCCGCGATGCGACACGTATGCCGCGATTGATCTCGGGAGGTGCTGCACTCATGTCGCAAGCCTAGGGTGCTGCACTCGTGTCGCACCCTCGTACTTTCGGCCGATTCTGACCCGCCCTCCAGGACCCTACTGTTGCATCAGTGCAACACCTATGAAGGGAAGCAAGATGCCCGGCCAGAGAGGGATGGCGGTAGGCAAGCGACGATCAAGATGTGGAGCGCAGTGGGTGTTGCGCAAAGGCAACGCGACAGGTCCGCAACCGGTCCGACCTGCGGTTACGACCTACGGTGTGCACATGCGCAACACACCGGGGCTGGGGCGCGGCACATGGGCCGCATACGTCCTCACCGCCCGCGAGCGCGCCGGACTGACCAAGAGCGAGTTGGCCAGGCGCATCCAGAAGGACCGGGCCACCGTCGGCCGGTGGGAGGACGGCAAGAACCGGCCCGACGACGCGGACCTCGTTGCCCGCGTCGCCCAGGTGCTCGGCCTCGACCTCGACGAAGCCCTCGCCGCCGCAGGTCTGCGCCCCGGCGTCACCCCGCCAGCGACCCCAACCATGGACCTGGACGAGGAAATCGAGCTGGTCCGCACCGACCCCAAGCTGGACGAGGACATGAAGCGGCGCATCATCGCCCTAATCCTGGAGCGCCGTGAGCGCGACAAGGCGGCGGCGATCGAGGAAACCAAGCGGCTCATCGACCTGTTCCGCCGGAGCTGACAACGGTGTGGATCGAGAAGAACGGGCCCGTCTACCGCATTCGGGACCTCGTTCGCGGTAAAAAGGTCACCATTCAGACCGGTTATCCGACGAAGACCAGCGCCAAGAATGCGATGGTGCAGTTCCGTGCGGAGCAGTTGCAGGGCAACGCGCTCATGCCGCGCGGCGGTCAGATTACCCTCGCCGATTTCGTGGGGGAGTGGTGGCCGAGCTACGAAAAGACGCTGAAACCGACCGCCGTGAACTCGGAGGGCAACCGGATCCGCAACCACCTCCTGCCCATACTCGGCCATCTCACCCTTGACGAGCTGGACGGGCAGGTCACCCAGCAGTGGGTCAACGACCTGGAGGCCGGCGTCGGCCCGTGGCCGGAGTCCACGCGGGGTCGTCGGAAGCCGCTGGCAGCGAAGACGATCAGCAACTGCCACGGCCTGCTGCACACGATCTGCGGCGCGGCGATCGCGGCGAAACGGATCAGGCTCAACCCGTGCTCTTCGACGATGCTGCCCCGGCGCGAGCCGAAAGAGATGAAGTTCCTGAGCGACCCGGAGATCGGTCGGCTTATCACGGCGCTTCCGCCGCACTGGCGACCGCTCGTCATGCTGCTGGTGGCGACCGGTCTGAGGTGGGGTGAGGCGATCGGCCTGCGCGCCGGCCGGGTCGACCTGCTCGCCGCGCGGCCCCGGCTGACCGTCGTCGAGCAGCTCCAGGAGCTGGCCAGCACGGGAGAGCTCGTCTTCCAGTCGCCGAAGACCGCGAAGGGCCGGCGCACGGTCAGTTTCACCACGAAAGTCGCTCTACTGCTTACGCCACTCATCGCCGGAAAGAAAAGTGACGAGGTCGTGTTCACCGCGCCGAAAGGCGGGATGGTAAGGACGCGCAATTTCCGGCGGATCTGGGTCAAGGCGTGCGAGGAAGCCGGGCTTCCGGGCTTACGCATTCACGATCTGCGGCACACTCACGCGGCGATCCTGATTTCTGCCGGGCGTCCGCTGTCGGCGATCTCCCGCCGCCTCGGTCACTCGTCGATCGCGGTCACGGATCTGCTGTACGGGCACCTGCGTGAGGAGGTCGACGAGGGGATCCTCGCGGCGATCGAGGAGGCGATGGCCGGCGTCCGGGCTGAGGACCTGGAGGCGGAACTCGACGAGGAGCTGACGGACGTGTTGGCCGACGCAGCATGA